GTTAGATCCATCAACATTCGAACCAGTAGTGGGCTTTATGACACGTTATGGTTATGTTGAATTAAGTAACACTGCATCATCTCTTGGTAATGCAGCTGACTACTTAGAAAAAATCACTGTAGCAAACTTATCATTCCAATAAGATTTATTCTTAGTAGGATATGAAAATAAAAAAGCACTCTTCGGAGTGCTTTTTTTATGTCTCAGGGTTAAGTCACTAAATATTTTAATGAAACTATATAATATAGAGTTAAAAGAAATAAATCCAGTCAATGATTTAAAATCATGGCAAGGTCCATATCTATATAATAAGTTACCACTTTTAAATTTAAATTATAATATATGTTTAATAGATTTGTGTTGTGATAGCACTAATTGGGATAATCTAGATATTGTCAAAACAACTACGGATATTAACAATTCCGATATTGATATAATTTTCTTTTTAATATCTGATCATAGATATTGTTATCCTCCGGAAAACTTAGGATCTAAATTATACAAGATTATAACAGCAATTAATAAACCAATAATTTATATTGGGTGGAATTATATTAAAGATCAACATGCACAATATCAAATTAAATATCCAATTTGGTCAACGTTGTGTGCTGAATATAAACATCGTATTAACAATAATGAATACATTTATTTTTCAGACATTGACATAACATCTACACATAAAAAATATTTGTACTCTAGTTTATCAAATATAATATATGGATTTAGATTAGTCAATCTAGTAGAATTTCAAAAATCTAAGTATTATAATAAATCATTGATACTAGTCAATACTCCTAATAAACCATCAAGCGACAAAATTTTTTGGGAATGGGAAATGAAGGGGAAGTGGCCGATGCATGCCACAAGATTTAAACAAATAATACCAACCCTGCCAATTAACACATCAACTTCGCTTAATGATAATATAACATTAGCTAATGGCGTAATAAGCGATGATATAGTGTTTAATTATAATAATGCAGCGTATGCTGACAGTTATGTTAATATAATAGTTGAAAGTGTATACGAAGATATATTTTTCAGTGAAAAAACATTTAAACCTATGTTAGCTAATCAATTTTTTGTAATTATTGCAGGCAAAGGATCGATAGCCGCGCTTAGAGAAATGGGATTTGATACATATGATGATATAATTGATCATGACATATATGATAACGAGCCCGATGATACTCGTATACAAGCAGTACATAAATTATTAAGATATATGCAATATTATGACTGGAAAAAAATATACACTGATACTGTTGAACGTCGTAAAAAAAATAGACAACTGCTCTTAGATTTAACTTTTGAGAAAAAGTTTGTGTCCGAACTAGAACAAATGGTTACAACAATTGTTAAACATACATAAATACTATAGTTCGCTCTTGAATGAGAGTTTATGCAGTAACCCACTGCGTAGGCGTTAGAACGCTAATTATACAAGGAGAAACAAATGGGACGTCCTATTAAGAAAAAGTTTTTTGGTTCAGATAATGTTAATGATGGTTTAACCTACACAGCCCCAGGCGGTGAAGGCGTATCAAGCATTACTTACACAAACCGCGGCACAAATTATTCACAAGGTTTAACAGCAACCGCAGCAGTTAGCCCAATTGGTGGTACACGTGCAGTTATTAATATCGCTGCAGTTAGTACAGCCAACGGTCGTATTGATACAGCAACAGTTACAACAGCAGGTACTGGTTACACAACTGCACCAGATATTACTTTAGTTAAACCAGCCAACGTTGTTGTAACTGGCGGAGCAATTAGTGCTTCAAATGTACTAACAGTTTCAACTACTGTAGGTTTATTTGTTGGTATGGCTGCAAATACAGCGTTTGCAGCAACTACTAAAATTACAGCTATCGGTACAGGTAATGTTACAATGAGTGCCGCTAACACTAGTGCAACAAACACAACAATAATTGGTTTTGGTGATATCGGTTCAGCAGGCTCATTAACAGCAGTGTTAGCAGCTTCAACAGTTACAGCTAATACAATTAGAGCTAACGCACGGATTACCGGTGGCACAATTGGTAAACAAGCTGATATCGTTAGTCAACGTAGTTCACGTCGTTATCGCGTAACTAATGCTGATGGTACTGATGTAGTTCGTTTAGTTCCAACAGGTGTTAACGGTGTTAACAGCCCAACAGTAGCGCAAGTTGTTGCTGCAGGTGGCCCAACAGCCGCAGGCGAAATGACACTAACAGCGTTTGATTCTGACAACGGTAGTTATGTAGTCGGTAAACTTGAATCACGTACAGCATTGTTATTCCCGGCAGATATCGATGGATACACAGCAGGTACACAATTTGCGGCTAATAGCCATGCTATTTGGACTTCAACTGGTTCAGCAGTTGTAAATACAACAGTTAAACTAGCAACAAACGACTAATTTTAGTCAAACTAAAAATAACAGCTTCGGCTGTTATTTTTTTGACTATACTATCTACAATTAGCATAAATAATAGAAACTGGGATATTTAGATGGCTGCTGTTAAAAAACTCAACACCTCGTATACAATTGACACTACTGATGTTATCATCACAGGTAACCTAACGGTACAAGGTTCACAAACTGCAATTCAAACTACTAATACTACATTAAAGGACAATATTATTGTTCTTAACGATGGTGAAGTTGGTGCAGGTGTAACACTAGGTACTGCTGGTATTGCTGTTGCTCGAGGATCATTGGCAAATGTTGCATTACGATGGAACGAAGCAGTTGATAAATGGCAAGTTACCAATGACGGAACAACGTACTCGAATTTAGTAGCATCATCTACTGGGTTAACTGCAATTATTGAAGATACTGCACCGGCATTAGGCGGCAATTTAAATACTAATAGCTACACCTTATCATCAAATGTTGGCAATTTAAAATTTAATGGCAACATACAAATTAACAATACTCTAGTTGTACCAACGGCAATTACAGGAGCCACAGTGGTATATGCTGCCGCACCAAATTCAGGCGCAAGTGGAGTATATGTTGTTAACGGTGAAGCTGTTAACGAAGAACTAATTACGAAAAAGCGAGCATTTGCTTTTTCGATACTATTATAGGATTAACACAATGGCAATTTCTAACACCTTATTAACAACAGTGGTATCAAACGTATACGTCAGTTCAGGTAACACTGTGGTATCTGTTATATACTTTTGCAATACAGATACTACTGCTAAAACATTTGATCTATATGCAGTACCTAGCGGTACAGCAACAATTAACAGTAACGTACAAATTTACAAAAGTGTACAAATACAAAGCAACGATACATTTGTTGTAGACATGGAAAAAATTGTATTAGCCAATGGTGACACATTACGAGCCAATGCATCAGCAAATTCATCGATAACAACAACAGTTAGTTATGTAGGAATGTAAATGGGACGCTTACTTAAAAATACAGTATTTAAAACTGGTAGTTACGCACTAGGTGTTCCTGTTGGATCAAGTACAATTGCACCAGAATTTCCAGTTATTGGGCAAACACGATATAACACTTCTACAGGTAAATTAGAATTTTATAACAGTAGTGTGTGGAATGCTGTGGCTAAAGAAGGAACTGCTACTATTACCAAAGACTCATTTACAGGTAACAACGTTGCTACAACTTTTACAATGACACAGAGTTATAACAGTGGTCAAGAACCACAGGTATTGGTATTTTTAAATACAGTTTATCAAAACCCGGGTGTAAATTATACGTTCAACGGAACAACAACTATAACTTTTACTAGTGCCCCAGGCGCTGCCGCAGTTGTATTAGTACTGCATGGTATTGGTAGCACAACCGCAGCCTAACTCTTGCGATAAATATTAAAATAGGAGTCAGTGAATGGCAATAGGTCGTGTACCCGGAGCGGCACTGTTAGGTAATTTAGATAGACAAGGTCTCGATCTAGGGTTTACTACCAACAGTGATACGTTATTACAGTTAGATTTTTCTAATTTTCGTCTTGGTATCAACACGGCCTCTCCGCAGTATCCATTAGATGTTACAGGTAATGTTAGATTAGGTGCAATAACAATTTCTAATGTTACTTTATCAAGTAGCTATGGCATAATTGATCTTGGATCTAATGCAAATATAAAACTTTCTGGTGGATCAAATTATAACTTAATTACAACAGATGGTGCCGGTAATTTGCGTTGGTCAACTATCGGTGACATTGCGGCCATGGGCGGCATCTTAGGTAACACTGTTCAGTTAGGATCAAATACAGCAGGAAAACTTGCTAGTAATGCTACATCATTAACTACAACAACCACAGTAACTAATGGCATTGCATTATTAAACGAAGTACTAGGCAAACTAGTACCACCAGCCCCGCCGTCTTTTCCTAACGCGACATCAATAGCAATAAGCAGTTTGTCTACATACCGTATGACAAACTTTACACAAACAGACAACACAGCCAACACTAGAAACGTAGCTGGCGGCTCAACTGTTACTAGTGTTCGTAGGGCTGCAAGTTACACAACAAATACAGTTGCCAACGTTGGCCCTGGAGACACAGGTACAGTCAGAGCATACTTAAATAATGCAGATGCAGGTAATGTTGCCTTGACAGGCTCTAGTAATGGAACCTACGGTAATTTAATTATCAGTGCTAATCAAGACTATCGTAATGTAGTAGCAAACGTAGCTGCGGGATTTTGGTATTCATTTAGTGCTAGTGCAGGCGGCAATGTGCCACCTGGTTGGAATGAAGTAAACATTTGGCATACAGGCGTACCGGCTGGAACAAATACAGCGGGTTGGTATTACGATAGCAGTGCTCCGGGCACACCTACATTCTTTTCAACAAATATCGCTATACTATCAGCATCATTAACATACTCGAGCACTATACCACACTATAATAGTAGTACTACTGCTAATATTAGCTTTAATGTTAACAGATTAAGTGGTGACATGTATCCAACAAGTGATACATTTGTTACTGGAACTGCTGGGGGTGCATTTGCGGCACCAACCGGGGTTACCTATGCTACAGCAAGTGTGACAACTCCGCTAGCACGTAACTTATATGTAAGTTCAGGTAATGCCACCGTAGCAACTACTACTTCAATCATTAGTGGATTTGGATCTAGCAGTAGCGGCCCTAGTGTAAGTGTAAGTAACAGTTATAATACAGGTACAGCATCATTTAGTCCAGGTGCTACGGTACTATATAAAACAGGCACAAGTACGGTCATTGAAGAAACTAGTATAGTTGTTACTAGCGTAGGTACGGGTAGCGGTAACGCCCTAAGAATCATTAACCCGGGAAGTGCAGATACCCCTGCATACAGTCCAAGCGCCAGCGCATTCAACAGTACAAGTAGTACCTTACAAACATACGATGCTACAGTAGTAGCGGCCATATTAAAACATGATCAAATAAACTATTCAACCGGCTATTTGCCTGCCGGACCTAATTTAAGCTCTGGACGTAGCGGATCACAATACTTTACAATGAAGTTTACTCGTACTGTGGTAAGTAAATTTGATGTTACATGGACTGGTAATATTGCCGGGCTATGGGTAGCATTACCAGGAAGTACAATAGATAGCACGTCAACTTTAAATGGTTGGGTAGATTTAAGTATAGCGTATGCTGGAGCAGGTGTTCCCGGAGCAAATACAGGTGCTGGTGGTAATGGATCAAACGGAGCATCTCTAGGTGGTGTGGCACCATTAAATTCTACGCAAACAAATAAGAGTGTTACTGCTACCTTTGGTACAGTAAGTTCAAGTAGCACAGCAACAAATGAAATATATGTAAGAATTAAACTAACAAGCGGACAAACAGTATCTGCATTGAGCTTTAAGGCGGCTAGCAACTAATGGCAATAACCGATAGTCAAAAGGTAGATTACCTATTTAAAAAAGTTGGCTACAGTGTAGCTAAGACAGATACTTCATCGGTTAAAAGTCCTAGCAATGAAAGCATAGCTAGTCCACTAGTTATTCGTGGTGGTAGTATTTGGACTAATAGCGATAATATACCATCAACTATTCCTGCAAGCAATTCCAGTGTAGTTTCATTGTATAAAGACTCAGTAACATCAACAGTGCAAACTACCAACGACGGTACTGCTAGCGCAAACAGGACATGGTTAACTAATTTAACTGATTGGATTGATCCTAGTTTTGGGTCCACGTATCAAGTTAAAGTATATCTTGATACTGCTGGTAACACTGCGCCTCAAACAACTGGTACACAATTGTTTGCTGACGGCACAGGTAGTGACGAATGGTTCTTTGATTACGCATCTGGGGTATTAAACTTTATTGGCACTAGTTTACCTAGTGTTACATTTACTGGTAAACGTATATTTGTCTCAGGGGCTCGATATGTCGGCAATAAAGGCTTGGGCAATTTAGGAAATACAACAATTTCAGGTACAATAACTGCAGATGCAATTATTCAAAATGGTCGTCCGGTAGTAGATACTAGTACAACAATTAATGTTACTGGTGATGCAACTGGTAGTGGCAACATTTCTAATATTGCATTAACACTAGCGAATACAGGAGTAATTGCCGGTATCTACGGTTCTGCAGATGACGAATATGCAGATCGTATCCCAAAAATAACCGTAGATAGTAAAGGTCGGATTACAAACATAGCAAACGTAACACTAACTCAGGTTGGTAATGTTACATTTACAAATACAACAATATCAACTACAAGTGGCATTACATTAAATTCAGCAAACAATGGCAATATTACACTAAATGCTAACGGTACTGGTATAGTACAAATTATGGGTAATGATGCATTTGCGATACCAACTGGCAATACAGCTACTCGTCCAACTAATGTTAGCTCGGGGTATTTACGATATAATACTGATCTTGTAACTATTGAATATTATAATGGTTCGGCCTGGGAAAATAATTTAAATATATCTGGATATCTATCATCAGAAACAATTTATCCTACGGGTGCTACTAATAATTACACGTTGATAGCCGATGCAACTACGGACAGTGTATTAGTTAGTATTAACGGTACTTTACAACAGCCAACAACTGCTTATACGGTGTCGGGTAATGTTATTACCTTTACAGAAACTCCACTATCATCTGATGTAATTGAAGTTAGAGCAATTGCAATGAACCTAGTGTCGATTCCTACTATCAACGACGGTGCAATAAGGTTAACGACCAACTCTACAACCGGAAATATTACTGCCATTGGTAATTTAGTTATGTCTCCGGGATACGAAATAGTTGCAGGAAATATTACTGGTACTACTAACGGATATACAATTGGCTACAAAGACTTACCTCAAATAAATGCTGCAAATGTAACTTTGTCGATTACTGATGGCGGCAAACATTATTATTCTACATCAGCAGCACCAATTACACTGACTGTACCAAGTCATGCTAACGTAGCACTTCCTACAGGTACTACTATTATGGTGGTTAATAGGGGTACTGGCAATATTACAATAGCCAAACAAGTTGAGGCAAATTTATATTTGGCTGGTAATGCAACTTCATCTAATAGAACTATAACTAGTTACGGAATGGCTACTCTACTTAAGGTAGAATCCAATATATGGATGCTAACCGGTACAGGTATTATCTAAAACACTCAGTTAGCTTTTTTATCTAAACGCTAAATACATATAACAAACTGCACCAGCCCAGGGGAATATGGAACCGCCGCTACCATTCAGTTTACGCAATAGAATACTAAACTAACAACAATATGCGGAGCATTACACCAGATGGCAAATTTAACCAGAATTAAGAATAATCAGATTACGGACTCAACAATCCTTGCTAACACCAAGATTGTTCCGGGATCTATCGTAGGTAGTTTATTTAACAGCAACCTAACAATGACCAGTGATGTTACTATTACTGGTAACTTGACAGTACAGGGGTCGAGTACATATCTAACAGTAGCTTCTACTAACACTTACGTTAACGATCCGTTAATTGTATTAAACAATGCGTTTAGTGGTACTAACACCTACGATATTGGATTGTTAATTAATCGCGGTGATCAAACAACCACAGCATTTATATGGAAAGAAGCAAACAAACAGTTTGAACTTACATTCACATCAGATACCGGTACAAGTTATGGTGCAATTAACAACAGTGGGTATGCTAACTTAAAAGTTGGTAACTTAACTGTAGCTGCTACGTCGACACTAGGTAATTTGAGTGCATGGTACGGTACATTAAGTGGTAACTTATTAATTGGTGGCGGCGCATTAACTGCGAACACTGCAACGTTTGATTTATTAAATTCTACAGTAACTACATTAAACTTCGGCGGAGCAGTTACAACAGCAAACGTTGGTGCCGGAACAGGTACATTTACAATTAACAACCCGACAGTAGTTGGGCAACAAGCAACGCAAGCATTGTATAATACAAACGCAACTACAATGAACTTTGCGGGTGCTGCTACTGCACTTAATATTGGTGCTGCAACTGGTATACTTACTGCTAATAATGCAAATGTATGGGTTCCAAATGCAACTACAATCGACGGTGCGCAAACTACTGTATCATTGCTAACACAAAACGCAACAACTGTAAGTGCATTTACATCAGCAACTACAGCAAACGTTGGCGCAGGAACAGGTACATTTACAATTAACAACCCAACTGTAGTTGGACAACAAGCAACGCAAGCATTATACAACACAAACGCAACTACTATGAACTTTGCAGGTGCTGCAACAACATTAAATGTTGGTGCAACATCAGGTACAGCAACAATTAATAATCCAACATTAGTTGGTACGCAATCAACACAAAACTTGTATAATACAGCCGCAACTACAATGAACTTTGCAGGTGCTGCAACAACACTTATAGTTGGTGCAACTACTGGTGCGGCAAATATCCGTAATGCGACTACTAATATTTTAGGCAACGCAACGATCGGCGGAACGATTACATTACCTAACGGCGCTGTAATTAAAGACAATGCTGATGATGCGATAGCATTCGGTCAAAATGCCGGCTTTGGTAGCCAAGCTACTAGGGCAGTAGCTATAGGTAATTATGCAGGGTCTAATAGCCAAGGATTTGAATCGGTTGCTGTTGGATCTGGTGCCGGCGAAAGCAGTGGGTTCCAAGCAACAGCAATAGGCCCTCAGGCAGGACAAACTAGTCAAGGTGATTATTCAGTAGCAGTTGGACATCTTGCTGGAGCTAGCAGCCAAGGCGATTTTTCAGTGGCTATTGGCGACTGGGCGGGCGGAGTAAATCAAAGTGGAAATGCTGTCGCAATAGGTAATTTTGCAGGATACAGCAGTCAAGGAGACAACTCGTTAGCATTAGGTAAAGGTGCAGGCGCAGTATCTCAAGCCGCAAATACTATTATTCTTAATGCCACTGGCGCTAACGTTAACGGAGTATCAGCACAGACAGACAGTTTCTATGTGGCTCCAATTAGAAATGCCACAGGTAACGTTGGCACACTACAATATAACAGCACTACTAAAGAAGTTACATATAGCTTAGATTTAACATTAGCTAATATTACACTAACAGGTGACCTATCAGTAAATGGCGGTGACATTACCACTACAGCTACAACTGCTACAGTGTTTAACGCAAATGCTACTACAGTGGATGCGTTTAAAGCAGCTACTGATTTAGAGTTTGGTGCTACTAGTGGTACATTAACAATTAATAACCCAACAGTAGTGGGTACACAAACAACACAAGACTTATATAATACAACTGCCACAACTGTAAACGCATTTGGCGCTGCAACAACACTTATAGTTGGTGCAACTACTGGTGTAGCAAATATCCGCAACGCAACTACTAATGTTATCGGAAATGCTACAGTTGGTGGTACATTAGCTGTAACTGGAGTAGCAACATTAACAGATGATTTAGCAGTTAACGGTGGTGATTTAACTACATCTGCTGGCACATTTAATTTAATAGATGCAAATGCCACAACAGTTAATTTTGCTGGTGCAGCAACTGCAATTGATGTGGGTGCTACGAGTGGTACAATAACAATTAACAACCCAACATTAGTTGGTACACAAACAACGCAAAATGTTTACGATACTGTAGCAACTACAGTAAACGCATTTGGTGCTGCATCTACAATGATATTAGGTGCAACTACTGGTGTAGCAAATATCCGCAATGCAACTACTAACATTATTGGTAATGCAACAGTTGGCGGAACTCTTGGTTTAACTGGTGATGTTACATTAGCTGGTGATTTAGCAGTTAACGGTGGTGATTTAACTACATCTGCTGGCACATTTAATTTAATTGATGCAACCGCTACAACAGTTAATTTTGCTGGTGCAGCAACTGCAATTGATGTAGGTGCTACAAGTGGTACAATAACAATTAACAACCCAACTTTAGTTGGTACACAAACAACGCAAGCTGTTTATAATACAGTAGCAACAACAGTAAACGCATTTGGTGCTGCTACTGCACTTAACGTTGGCGCATCAACAGGCAATACTACTGTACAAAATAACTTAATAACAACTGGTAATTTAAATATTAGTGCAACAACAGAAAGTACAAATACTACATCTGGAGCATTGGTATTATTAGGCGGCGTTGGTGTTGCTAAAAACTTAAATGTTGGTGGTAATGTTGTAGTTACTGGTGATTTAACAGTTAACGGTAATGTAACAACTCTTAATACAGCGACATTAGATGTTGAAGATTTAAATATTACAGTAGCTAAAGGTGCTGTAGATTCTGCAGCGGCAAACGGCGCTGGACTAACAGTTGATGGTGCTGGTGCAACAATACTTTACACACACGCAACAACTAGTTGGAATTTAAATAAACATTTAATCGGTACATCTGCACAATTTAGTACAACACTTGGTGTAACTGGTGATACTACATTAACTGCTAACTTAGCTGTTAACGGTGGTGATTTAACTACAAGTGCAAGTACATTTAATCTATTAAATGCAAATGCAATTACAGTAGATGCATTTAAAGCTGCAACTGACTTAGAATTTGGTGCAACAAGTGGTACATTAACTATTAATAACCCAACTGTAGTCGGTACTCAAACAGCACAAGATGTATTCAATACAACTGCAACCACGGTAAACGCATTTGGTGCAGCGGCAACATTAATTGTTGGTGCAACAACCGGTGCAGCAAACATTCGAAATGCAACCACTAACATTATTGGTAATGCAACAGTTGGTGGAACATTAGCGGTAACTGGTGCAGCAACTTTAACAGATGACTTAGCAGTTAATGGTGGTGATTTAACTACATCTGCAGGTACATTTAACTTAGTAAATGCAACAGCAACTACATTAAACTTAGCCGGTGGAGCAACTACTGTCGCAGTTGGTGCTAATAGTGGTACAATTACTATTGGTAACCCAACATTAGTTGGTACACAAACAACACAAAATGTTTACAATACAACTGCAACTACTGTAAACGCATTTGGTGCTGCATCTACAATGATATTAGGTGCAACTACTGGTGTAGCAAATATCCGCAATGCAACTACTAACATTATTGGTAATGCAACTGTTGGGGGAACATTAGGTATTACTGGTGATGTTACTTTAACTGGTGATTTAGCTGTTAATGGTGGTGATATAACTACTACAAGTGCTACTGCTACTGTATTCAACACAAATGCAACTACTGTTGATGCATTTAAAGCTGCAACTGATTTAGAGTTTGGTGCTACAACAGGTACATTAACTATTAATAACCCAACTGTAGTTGGTACTCAAGCAACGCAAGCATTATATAATACAACTGCAACAACATTAAACTTAGGTGGCGCAGCAACTGCACTTGCAATTGGTGCAAACAGTGGTACAATTACTATTGGCAATCCAACTGTAGTTGGTACGCAAGCATCACAAGATTTATATAACACAACTGCAACAACATTAAACTTAGGCGGTGCTGCTACTGCACTTAATATTGGTGCTGCAACTGGTACACTTACTGCTAATAATGCAAACGTATGGGTACCAAATGCAACAACTATTGATGGTGCACAAACTACTGTTGCATTATTAAATGTAAATGCTACAACAGTAAATGCATTTGGTGCTGCTACTGCACTTAATATTGGTGCTGCAACTGGTACACTTACTGCTAATAATGCAAACGTATGGGTACCAAATGCAACAACTATTGATGGTGCGCAAACAACAGTTTCACTATTAACACAAAACGCAACAACTGTAAGTGCATTTACATCAGCAACTACGGCAAATATTGGTGCTGGTAGTGGTACTATTACTATCAACAACCCAACATTAGTTGGACAACAAGCAACGCAAGCATTATATAATACTGTAGCAACTACAATGAACTTTGCAGGTGCTGCTACTGCACTTAACATAGGTGCTGCAACTGGTATACTTACTGCTAATAATGCAAACGTATGGGTACCAAATGCAACAACTATTGATGGTGCGCAAACAACAGTTAGCTTGTTAACGCAAAACGCAACAACAGTAAGTGCATTTACATCAGCAACCACAGCAAATATTGGTGCTGGTAGTGGTACTATTACTATCAACAACCCAACATTAGTTGGTCAACAAGCAACGCAAGCATTGTACAATTCAGTAGCAACTACAATGAACTTTGCAGGTGCTGCTACTTCTGTAGTAACAGGTGCAACTACAGGTACATTTAATATACGTAATGCAAACGTGTACCTACCAAACGCAACTACAATTTACAGTGGACAAACAACACTTGATATTGCAAACGTAAACGTAACAACATTAAATGTTGGTGGTTCTGCAACTACATTCAACTTAGGTGCTACTACTGGTACAACAAATATCCGCAATGCAACAACTAACATAGTAGGCAATGCAACTATTTCGGCAACTACAGCAGCAACATCAACAACAACTGGTGCACTGCAAGTTTCAGGCGGCGCAGGGTTTGCTACAAATATATATGTAGCCAACGGCGCTACAATTAATAATACACAAAGCGCAGAAAACTTCTTAGTTAAAGGTGCAAACTCAACTGCATTAATTTACGCAAATAGTAATACAGATTCAGTTATTATAGGTGGTGGGCATTATCAAGGTAGTGGTGGTAATACAACTGTACAAGGTGGTGTAACATTAAAAATTGATGCAACTGATACAATGTTGCTACCAGTTGGGTCAACAGCGCAACGTCCGAGTAACAGTGGTAATGTTGATGTTGGCGGTATGATGCGATTTAATAGTACCATTAATAATATGGAGTTCTATGATGGCAGTCAATGGCAAACTGCAGGTTCTATATTTACTGTAATTAGTGATAGACAGTTTTCAGCAGCATCGGGCAACCCAAATGGTAATGTTGATGGAACAAACGTTACGTTTACTGTACAGGCCTCATCGACAACAGCGGCTGCTATTGTTAGTATCAATGGTGTGTTACAAATGCCAGCACTTGCGTATGATATTAGTGCAGATGTATTAACATTTACAGAAGCTCCGGCATTGGGTGATATAATTGATGTACGTCTGTTAGCAACCACAACTACAGTGGCTGCGCTTACAAGTGCTAACGGGTTGACCCAATTTATTACAAATAATACCGAAGCGCAAATATGGACAGGTTCATCTTCAACAACTAAACGATTCTTCATAGATGTTAACGGTAATGCAACATTCAACCATGATGTAACAATTGTTGGTAACTTAACTGTTAACGGTGATTCGAACGGAACAATTAATATTGGTGATGCATCTAGTGACAATGTTGTAATTAATGCAAGTTCAGTAACATACACAAATGGTACTAAGATTGCATACGACCAAACAGCAGTTACAGTAGGCACAAGTGCCGTGGTTATTGATAGTTTTGCTAAAGCAACTTACCGCTCTGCAAAATACATTGTAAATATATCAAACAGCGGTACAGGCGAGTATGAAACTACAGAAGTGTTGGTAATACATAATGGTACAACAGCAACACGTACACAATATGCAACAATAAGTACAGGAGTCGCTGCATTGGGCACTGTATCTGTAGCAGTAAATGGTGCAAACGTTGAATTAAGCTATACAGGTGCAGCAATTGGTAATGCAGTAAAACTTAGCGTATCATATATTAAGGTGTAATTAATGTTAAAAATTAATAAATTATATAGAACAGATTATACCGGTGAAGATATTGTAGTAGAGCGTAATTATACTGATGGTGTTTGGCATGATACAACAGAACATTTGCCAAATGCTGTCACTAATACGCAAATATCTAATCAGGCTGTTGTTATTGGTAACGGTCCGTCTAGATTAGACTTCGATATGCGAGCAATTTTTGAGCATAGAGGCGGATTATTAGGAGCAGATACATTACAGACTTATGGATGTAATGCACTTTATAGAGATTATACTCCGGACTTTTTAATAGCACGCGGCAATGATATTATTGCAGAACTGGCAAGTAGCGATTATCCTACAGATAATATTGTATATACAAGTTCAATTCACTTACTTGAATATCCGAATAAATTCTATTTAATACCACGAGATCCGTATACTGATGCAGGTACTACTGCAGCATATATTGCGGCATTTGATGGACATAAAAAAATATTCCTATTAGGATTTGATAATCAAGATACTCCGGGCTATAATTATAATGTTTATGCAGATACTGCTGGATACGGAGAAACTAGAAGTGATAGTTCATCTCAAAAATGGATTGCAGAGCGTGCATTAATATTTAACACATATGATGATGTTGATTTTGTATGGGTAACTAATGCAGGAAGAGTAACAACGCCAGACGAATGGAAAACATGTGTAAACTTTAGACAAATATCATTTAGAGCATTTGTTTTAGAAGCAAATCTATAATACAGATTCTAACGTTTTAATCTTAGCAACAACTTCTTTAAAGTTAACAGTGCGCCAAACTCCGGGATGTAGGGGTTTGGGGTAATCCCCTAGTTCTACCCAACAATAACCTCTATGCTCGTAATTTAACTCAGGCACAAATTCTTCATTGACAGGTAATAAAAATGTATGATAGGAAAAATTGTTTTTGTCACTGGTGAATTTTTCAATAGGTATTACTCTAGCAGAGGAAAAATCTATACCTAATTCTTCAGTAAGTTCGCGATGCAACGATTCGAGTAACTGTTCGCCACTATCAATCTTACCGCCGGCTAATCCCCATGTACCAGAATACTTGCTTGAATTACGTAATAGAAAAAGATATCGATGTGTAGTCACACAGTAGATAAACGTACCTACTCCTTCTATAGACTTATTTGATATTAATTCTTTTATTTTAGTTAACATATTAACTATTATACTACACTAACTGATAAATGTCAACTAAAGGACTAATGTCCAGAGACCATTCTTATATTCACCTTCGAAGCTTTTCACCCACTGATTGAGATTCCATTTATACTGCGTTCCGGTATTCAAATTTGACACATATTGTAACACAGTTGCAGCCGAACTGTCAAATACAACAGCCCAATGTGTGCCGTTATATTCGATAATATCATTTGCGCCTGCAATTAAATCTACATTGTTGGAACCACGCCACGCACTAGGCCCGTCAAGAGCGCCATTGTCACTGCTACCGATTGAATTTAATATTAAATAACGAGTGCCATTAACTGCACCTTGCGCTAATGCCACAGCAGTATTTTTACGAGGGTCAATAATAGCATCAATTGCTGCTAACGTGTTAGCTGGATAGGTATCAATGTCTGCATTAAAAATTAACAAACTATCATCTGTTGGATGATATGTAACAGTGCCTACAATCTCTGACTCTCCGTCGTCTGCTAACAATCTAATTTGACTGATACCGTCGACTAATGCGCCATATACATTAACTAAATTATGCCAGTTATCACGTGTACCAATTTTAGTTGGGGTACTTAATGTGGGCTCTCGAGGGTCTTCAATTTCGCTTACTTTTAATAATGTCAATGTGTATGAGTTGCTACCACTTCTTAATAGTAAAACTCCATAATCCATGGGAGTATAATACATACGAGTGCCCATTAAATTAGCTTCGGTGTATGCAGCGGCATTTAAATCACCTTGAGCATCATGTATACCGGCAATAATTTTTTGAATAACGCCAAGTTTTTTAACTTTAGCAGGTGGACTAATCCAAATTGGCAATTTAAATGTAAGTGTAGCAACATCAATTGGATTTTCAGTGCCCACAGGTATCGCGCGACTTGACCAATTAGGGCTATCTAAATATATAACACTTAAACTTGTCCAGTCAATATAATTGTCTGTACTTTGTATTTCTAAGCCGGGATTAAACAATGGTAATATCTGTTCGACTAATTGTAATTTTTGTTTAGTGTTGCTGGTCCATATATCTAACTTTAATTCTAATGTATATGGTACAGGCATTATGCGTTCAATAGTAAATGCATTACCTTGTGTTTGTTCGTAGGTATCTGTATCAGCATCATATTTACGTTGACGTATGCTCATATTATTAACATACGTTGGACTTTGCACACGTTCTCTGTCGTAGGTTAATCCGCTGATATACACAGCCATCGCTGGCACAGTCTGCATAGCGTTCTCACTATTATTTGCTAAAATAGCCGCAACTTGTTTGCTACCATCTGCATAATAAATTGGCACACGTTGTAGAGTTTTACTGCCTGTGCGATCCTGTCCAAATTCAACTTCGTAGCCACTCATTATTCTAATGAATTGTACTACAAACCGTTCAATTTGACCATCATAAAAATATTGACTGCTCATTAGTTATCCGCCAAAGGTGAAAGTATGTCAGATAAACCCTGACGTTCCGGTGTTACTTTACTGTAAACCGTATATTCTAGCATATCGTTAGTTGCTAAGGTATTTGTGATGGTAAATGACACATTTCCAGCAGTATTTGCCACAGTATTAGTAATATGTGTGCCATTTAAGGTAGTTTTTACGCCGTGTGTGCTAACATACGCAATTTTCGTTACAACTGTCTTAGTTGACATATTAAATGATAATGTTTTTGCGTTGCCCGCCGGAGTGTAAGAGGTAGCAACACGAATTGCGTCCCAACCAAGTCCGCCACTATATGTAGCATTTATGTTGTTAACAAAGCCACTGCGTTGAGTTGTATTATCTAATCCCTGTGTTAAGTTAGTGCGCACAGAATCCTCAATTTTAATCCAACGTTTTGAATCATAACGGAATAGTCTATTAGGTACATAATCTAAGCGTAGATAGTAATCGCCGACTGCCGGAGTGGATGGAAACGCAATACCTGCACTAACCGCCAATCCGTTTGGCGGCAAGCCTGTGCTTGTTAGGTATCCTTGTACTTTAGCAGTAGAGGTAATAGCTACATTTGGTAAATTATCGGTACCAACCGGTAGTGTATAAATGGTACTAGTATCATATCCACTTAGTGGCACTTCAGATTCTGCTCGAGCGATAATAGCATCGTTAACCGCAGTGTACTTGTCGTAAGTACTTAACAAGTCACCGATTGGTGTATTGTTATCATCACCACTGCTGATGTTTTGTGTAATGTCTTTGTATTCTTGACTATCGACTAGCGGAGCAACTTTAACACGCCATAAATGCGGATACCATGTTTGACTAAATCCTTCTGCTGCACGTGTAGCATCTTGTACAACGTAATAACGTTTTAGCGCACTGGGCAAATCATCGTCTAACGGATAAAAGTCTTTAAGATGCGGTAGTTCCATTACATCGCCTACCATAATCTTACGACCTAGTGTTTCAACCATATCATTTAAGTGGAACACCATAAACATAGTATCGCCAGTTAAGA